ATCTCTTATATGGGGGAAATAATTGCAGATGCAACAGAAAACTCTATATGGGTAGGTAATGACGCAACAGCAGGAGAATTTACAGGATTCGTAACAGGAGGAGCAGTTGGTAGATTAGTACAAGCAGGTAATACTGTAGTTGATGTAGCTAATGTAGGTGGAGCAGGAACTGCTTTCACAGCAACAAACATCATTGAGAACTTACAAAACTGTACAGCATCTATCCCAACAACAGTTTACACAAAAGAAGACTTATATATCTATATGAGTCCTAAGTCTTACAGATTATACATTTCAGCTATCTCTACTTTAGGATATGTGAATGCTTACTCTATGAATGGCGACTATGATGCAGTATTTGAAGGAATCAAAATTGCAGTTTGTAATGGAATGTCTAATGACGTTTTAGTAGCAGCTCAAAGAAGTAACTTATACTTTGGTACTGACTTGTTAAGCGACCAAACTAGAATTGACCTTTTAGATATGGCTAATTTGGATGGTTCAGATAACATTAGATTATTAGCACGTTACAGTGGAGGTGTTCAAGTAGGTATTGGAGCTGACGTTGTACTTGTATCTTAATAAATAAATAATACGGAAGGAGGGGGTAAAACCTCTCCTCCCTTAACCTAATAAAACAAAAAATATGGCTTGTACAGCACTAACAAAAGGTAGGGGACTTGATTGCAATCGCATATCAGGAGGAATTTCAAATGTTTATTTTGCAGTTTATGACCAAGTAATATCTACTACAATATCTTCTTCAGAAGTAACAGATATTGATATGGGAACAGATTCTCTATATAAATACACTATGCCTTTGGGTGTAGCATCAGTATCTGAAAGTATTACAGGTTCTCGTGAGAATGGAACAATTTTTTACACACCTACATTAAATGTAATTCTTAACAGACTTACAAAAGAAGACCAAAATCAAATCAAACTTTTAGGACAAACTAAATTAATTTGCTTTGTTGAATTAAATGCTACACTAACTAACGGACATAATGTTATAGTTGCTTTAGGTGTAGTAAATGGAATGGAACTTAACGCAGGTACTATGGATTCAGGAGCAGCTTGGGGAGATAGAAACGGATATACTCTTACCTTTGACGGATTAGAAAAAGCACCTTTTCCAATGGTTGTAGATTACACTACTACACCATTTGATAATGCAGATTCAGGAGGAGCAATAACTATCGTTACATCTTAATTAGTATTCTTTTATATATTTCTTAGATAAGGGTGGCTTAATTGCTACCCTTTTCTTTTATTAATCCAAACAGAAACAGACTTTTTCTATTATATAGTAGATATGATACAAGCATACACAGAATCAGACTTCAAAGCATACTTATCTACAGAAGATAATCGTATCAATACATCTGTAGCTAAAACTCAGATAAGACACTTAGTAAAGCTTATTAATGATATGGATGGTAGTATAGACTACGTATATCCTGCTGAAACGATTAATAATAGATTTACTGAAATGACTTTCACTTATGAGGCAGATGCTCTTACAGTTGATTTATGGGCAGGAGAGGTACACTTATTACCTGCGGGTTATTGGAAGTATGAAGTCTATGAAGTAAGTTGGACAGAAACAGTTACAGTCCTTAAAAACTTTGCACCACAAACAGAAACTGAAGTTTTAGAACCTCAGCCTAATGTTGGAATAGTTCAAGGCTTAGTAACAAAGGGTAAGCTTTATTTAGCAGAAAAAGACGGAACAGAACAAGTACAATACACACAACATCCTGAACCTTCAGGAACTAACTATATATATTACGGACAATAAATTAAAATAACCAACAGAATTATGGCAATAGAAAATGTACAACAACTCTTAACAGAGCAATTAGGAAAGAATAGATGTGATGTCTTTACTACAACAGCAATGATTGACAAAGATTATTATGCAGTTTACTTTGTAACAGAAAGCGTTATTGAAGAAATAGGTGCATCTAATATACAAACAGGAACAGGAAGTTCAGCAGCTAATCTTCACACTACTATCGCAGCAGGTACTACATTGTTCTTAAATGTAACGGCTATAACTCTGACGAGTGGATTAGCTATAGGTTACTACGACCAAGTAATATAATGAAGTTAGCACTTGGAATGTCATTGCCTTCAAGTAACAAGGGAGGAGTAACACCTGTACAAAAGCAAGTAAATGACTTTAAGGCTAGAGTTGTTGCTGATGGTGGTGTATTTGAGGCTAAGGCTTGTTTAGAG